CCGGTTTCCAGTGCTTCCCTGGCATTCTCTGGTGGCACAGTATATAATGTTCCACCTTCATCCTGCACAAAAACTGGTGGACCCTGCAGGAAGGAATAATCACCTGATCCAATCAGTTCATTTACACGCTCATCTGCAACCAGGACACCAGCCCCTAATCTGTTGTCAAAAAGTTTTGCCATCTATTAAAATTTCTTCAAACCTGTTATTCCTGTATTTCCTGTATTTCCTGAACTTCTTTTACTAATCACTTGTATATCCTGAATATCTATAATTTGTGCATATTGATTGTCAATTTGGGATCGTAAATTTTCCAAACCAATCATATATGTACCAAATAAAATATCTCCTGCAGTTGGATCACCAACAATGTTCTCAACAATCTCAACCTCAATTCCAGTTAAGTTTGCGCCTGCTTTCATTATTGCTTTTTGGTAATGACTTTTTAGTGCTGTGTGCAGGGATCTTACTTTTTTGCCTGTTTCAGTCCATCCAATTTTTGATGCAATTGGTTCCTTCTCAACCAGTTCAATCAACATCCCAATATATCCTTTTTCTGCCAATTCAATTGAATCAGCACTAGCACCAGTATCCCTTAATGCCTGTGCAGCCCCAGAGTTACCAATAAGTTTCCCATGACCCATAAAATATTCCTGTATATCTGGCAATGCCTTATCAACTTGTTTATCTGACATTGTTGGACCAAATATACCAGTTTGGCCTCCAGGCAGCTTTATTTGTCTTGTTCTGGCTTTTTCTCCAGATGTTAATTCTACCCCCTGTTTCTTTAATGCCCAGGTAGCAAGTATTTGTGTTTGAGCTAGTTTCCAATCACCAAGAACTTTTTCCTGCTGTTGTATTAACCCTCTTTTTATAGCTTCAATATTTGAGATCTCTGATTGTTGCCCAATTTTCAATTGTGCAATCTGTAACATCCTGTCAGTTTCGTTTATTCCCAGTTGAACTAATGTTGCTCTTCTTTGAAGTGCATCCGCACGTTGCTGGTTCAGATTCTTCAAACGCATTGCTTTTGTTGCAAGAAACTGTTTCTGGTCTGCATCAATAGCTTTATTCATTATTTGCAATGCAAAGTTTGGAGTTCCGGTCATTGCTGCACCGTATGCTCCCATTGCTGCACCTAAAACTGCCATGAATTTATTCCATCCTGTAAAAGTGGGGTCCATTTCTCCTTTGGCAACTTCATCAATGGCTTTATCATAAGCAGTAACATCAGCATTGATCTTTTTTGCCATATCTTCATAAAACCCCCTTGTCTCTGCTGTAGTTGGATATTTAATTTTCTTAATATCACCTATTGCATCATCAAAGATTTTCAATGCTGTATCATTTGTGATTGTAGTTTGACTAACTAGCTTTGCAATTTCTTCATTAGTCTGGTCAATAAAAGATTCGGTATCAAATTCGTCTTCTACTACTTTCTTGGAAACAATTTCCTTTTTTCTATCAACTGGTGGATCTGTTAGTTTCGGTGTTTCCACAACTGCCTGTTCTGTTGGATCAAATTCACCTTTCCTGCCTTCCTCTGTTGAAGTTCCTTCATCACTGCTTGTTTCATCAACTTTTGGTGTTAAAAAAGGCTTATCTGTTGTGTCAACAGTAAGATCACTAAGATCATCTTTAGAATAGCCACCTGTAACAAGTGCGCCTTTTTCATCATATTGATTCACCTCAGTCTTACCTGTTTTTGTAGAGTCAAATTCAACGGCACTATAAGGTGTTCCAGATTTAACCTGGTAATCTACACCTTCAAGAACGAATGGGATACCCTTTGCACTTTTTTTAATCTTCCCCTCATTTGAAGGATCTTGCATGAACTCTTCAAGACTCGCATGACCTGTACGTTTAAAAAAGTCAGTTATGGGTTCATCCTTATTTGGTTGAATTGTATTTGCTTCAGGTGCAGCTTCAGGTGTAGCTGATGTTTCTCCAGTATCTTCAAAAAGCTGGTCAAACAGTAAATCTGATTCGGCAGAATCAGGCAATATTTCTCTTCCTGTTAGTGGAGAGATTCCTGTTACTGCTGGTTGTTGAACTAATGCCATCTTAACCCTCCTCCAAATGTTTAAGCCTATCGTGAATATTTGCCTGTGAAGCCAGGATTGCAGCCAGACCGTGACCATAATCCACTTGCTTACCGTTTGGTGTGTCCTGCACAAAACTTGCACCCATAGGCGTTTTTTCCAAGTCCTGCGCCATTACACCAACAAACATTCCTGCATCTGCTCCAGGGGCATCGGGATCTTTATACTCATATTTGTATGAATTCAGGGCATCCAGGAAACTCTCAACTTCTCCAGATCCAGGGGAAATGTTTGTTTTTGCTCGTATGTCAGAAGATGGTGAAGATGCCCATGCTGCAAGTATAGTCCCTAATCCAGTAATAATTGCTGACCTTTCATCAGAACCCGCTTTCGCTCTTCTCCATTTTGCCATCTGATCTGCAACATATCTCTGGGTTGCATCATCCATTTCTGCCAAATCTCTTGTCAGTTCAAACCCCATCTCTTGGAGATCTGCCTGCATCTGTGCAGTATCGATTTCCACTTCCAACCCCATGAGGGCCATTTCTCCTTTGTATGCAATAATTGCTAATGCATCGTCTAAGGCACGCTGCTTGACTGCAATATCTACATTTGTTTGTGCAAGTAAAATATTTTTCTGCAGGTTTGCCAGTGAAACTGCCAGGTCCGCTTTACCCTTTGCAATTGCAAGGTCTTTCTTCACTTGCAAATTAGCAAGTGCAGTTGCGAGATCCATTGTACCCTGTGCAATCATTTTATCTGTCCTGGCTTTCAAATCTGCAACACTTAAATCCCTGTCAATATTTGCCTGCGTAATAACTTCAGTCAATCGAGTTGCCTGGTTTGCCAGCTTGGTTGCAAGTGCAATATCTGCATTCTTGAAGGCAGTCTGTTTCTGAACTTCCAGGTTTGCAAGCCTAACTTGCAGCTTCATTGTGGACTTGCCCTGGTAGAGTGCAACCAGTTCCTTCTCTGCTGCCATAGATTCCTGGGAACGTAACTCTGCAGCTTTGCCTGTAACCTCCTGAGTCATATCCACCCAGATATTTCTGAGCTGCCTTATCCGAGCTGGATCTGCATCTGCTCCAACCGTGGCCCCCAATAACATCCTCAAGTTATTTTCTACACTTCTTTTCAGCTGCACCTCTGCCGGTGAGACTGCAGTTCCATCCACCCTGTCAATCAGAAGTTGCTCTGCAGCATCAATTCCACCCTCAAAGATTGTGTCCATGTCCTCATCAGTCACCTGTGCAATTGCATCAACATCTCCCACTTCCACAGTATCATCTATATCAGTAGATACATCACCAACTGTTGTGGTAGTTACATCATCAACATCTCCCACTGTAACGTCTGCTGCATCATCAATGGTCCCAATTGTAGGTGCAGTTGCATCCCCAACTGTACCAATTGTAACTGCTTGTGCATCTCCTACAATTGCTGCTGCGTGTGCTGCAAGTGCAAATTCTCTATCATTAAAAGTTCCAGATTCTTTAAACTGCCCTTTTTTGCCTTCCCACCACTCCTCAAAGTTACCGTCAACAGCAAGCACAACAGGAGGTCTCATCCAACTTTCCAGCTCTTCTGTTGTCAGTGTAAATGCTTCTTTTCTTTCTGCCTTAAAAACCGCTTTTGCGTACATGACTCTCATAGTTGCTTCTGACAGATTTGCTGGTTTTGGATCAATTGTTGCCCACCATGTGTCAAAAGGAACTGCTGAACCATCTGCTTTCAGCATTAAATTCATACTGTCAACCATTTTTGGCAGCATCAAGGCAGCAGCATCATTTGATTTAATTTTTGCAACTCCAAATGCAGCTGACAACTGAGCTTCAGATGATGGTGGGATTGGGTAATTGTCCTTGTTCTCAATTAACCAAAGTTTGAACGTTTTATCTGTTGTCAGAGGCGTATTCTCAATTTGAGTCGTAATGGCATCAATCTTTACATTTGCATCAAGTGCATCTTTTTCCTCAAGATACTCATTACCGTTCTTGTCCTTGTATTTTGTAGGTGTAACAGTTGCTGTAGTTGTGGCTGTTGTTCCGTCTCCACCAGTAGTGGTTACATCTCCTGCACCTGTTGTCCCATGATCCAGATTGTATTGCTGAATTACTTTTGGATCTGTTTCAAATTTTATGGAACTTGAATTATGTGCATCTGCTTTTGCTTGAATCTGCTCGGTCGTATATTCTGGGTAATCGTGGACATATGTGTCATCATCATAAGCTTCATATTCGTAATCAGTTACGATTTCTGTTTTTGGTGGATCTGTTTTTGGTGGATCTGTTTTTGGTGGATCTGTTTTTGGTGGATCTGTTTTTGGTGGATCACCCCATCCTTGCCCCATTCCAGTTCCTGGACCAGTACCACCACCATTATGAGGGTGAGGCCCACCATGCCCCCCATCATAACTTCTGACCGGACCACCAGCTGGTCCAAGTCCCTGTGTTCCAGGCAGCGGAGTACCAGAACCACCATAACTTTTCATCAATTCTGCTTCTTGCTGGTTTATAGTTGCCAGACCTTCATTTGCAGGCATCTGCTGAAGCAACATTGCAAGTTTTCTCAGGTCTTCTTCTGAAAAGTTTACCGGACCTAACGGTTGTGTTCGATTCATTTGATTCATCATGTTAGTTTTTGTGCTGGTAGTTTCATTGTGTTTGCTCTGATGCCCACTTCCAGCATCAGTGATGAAATTGAATATGCCTGCCCTGGCTCTGCTTCTTCTGTATCAGAGATCCTGAAACGGATACTCTGGCATTTCTGTTTTTTACAGTGCGCCCTGAACTGATAGACTCCATTTGCCACACCTGAACTTGTTCCAAAAAACCCTTCATCTCCATATGGTGTGGAGTCTCCATACTCAATAATTTCCAGGTCTGTTATGTAATTGAATTTGTGCAGCTCATTGAAATATTCCTGGTAATTGTGTCCAATTTCCAGCTGCAGGGTGTGGGTGCTTTTAAAGTCTCCAAGTACAAATGCCCGCCTTACTCTTTGGAATCCCTGAATACCGTTTGTCTTAACCCAGGAAGTGGTGAGGCTCATTTCAATTGGATCATTTGCATCTTTGTATGAGGTGGCACTTTGTTGGAATATCCTGCCGTCAGTTCTAAGATAGACGTAGTCACCATTACCTCCTTGCCAGGTGGTTGCTCCATTGCCCTGGTGATTTGTCCAGGAGGACCATTTCCCATAGAAATAATCGTATATCAAGGCTCGTCCATCAGAAGTCAGGTAACGTATCTGGTTCTCATTCTGTATCAGTTCTGCAGATGTAATTGTAAGAGAGTTATAGGCTTCAACCTCTGCTCCAATGTAAATTGTTTCCAGTGATCTGTTTAGAAGATATATCCCCTTATTACTCTGAAACATGAGTCCCAGTGGCATTAAAACCAGGGAGTTGGTGTTGCTGCACCCAACGTCACCAGTTACTAAATTTGCTGCACTGAAATCATTCTGCGCACCAGTGGAATTAGGTCCGTTTCCTGTGATATAAAATATCTGGTTTGGCTCGAAGACGATTAATTTCTGGTCAAATTCTGCCAGGGCGGTTATGCGAATGGCCTTATTCAAAACAATGGAAAAAACATCTGAAAATTCGACAGGACTAAGTGGCTGCCTTTTCTTGGAATATAGCAGTTTTTTGGGATTCTCTGAACTGACACAAACCAACCGGTTTTTGTAGTTTGTCAAAACCAGGGATGCTGGTGGTGGGATATTTTCGATAATTCCACCATTTGTGTAGAGAGACTCTTTTGCAACAAGATCTGCATCAGAAATTGCACCAGCATCTGCAAAAGTAATTGAATCGGCTGCAGTGTTATTTGCAACTTTGCCAATCTTGAAAAATAACCTGCCTACAGTGACTGTCCGGTACACCTCACAAATTACATCTGTTTTCTGGGTCAGTCTCAATGAAGGAATTGTGAGTGTTACAGTTGAAGATCCACCAGAGGGTGCAGCCGAGACTGCCACTGATGGTGCAGATCTGTGATCCTGTCCCTTGGCATCCACCCAGAACCAGATTACCTGGTAGAGATAAGTACCTGCAGCCAATGAACCAGCAGAATTATTTATGGCTGCACTGAGATTTTCTGGATACAAATGGTAGTTCAGTTCCACGATTTGCTGACTATCATACATCGAAACATATCCACCTCCAATGTGGAGATTACCACCTAATTCTGCTGCTTCAAAGCGTTCAACGGATGTAAAATCAATCGTGATATTGGAAATACCAGTGAGACTGTAAAGGTCATTATTTTTGCTGGTCAACCTGGTGCGTACCAATCCACCAAATTTAAAAATTCCAGCAACTGATGAATCTACAGACGCAAGAAATTTGGCAGGAAGTGGACCAGACGTTCCAGGTAATATCTTTGCAGAAATAAGTCCATCTGTATTCATCACAAAATAAGTAGGCTGCAGACCAGAATCGTGGACTGCAATAAAATATTTCTCTGAATCGTACTCCCATAGTTTACTCACTAATCCCACGCTGCGCTTAATAACTGCTGCACTTCCCATAGAATCTGCACTTATGTCGTAAACAGCACCTTTACACTGGTGATCGTATGTATTTGTAGCATTGAGCGTATAGATGATCTGCAGATCTCCTGCCTGCGTGACCAGCATTGATGCACCATCAATTTTGGTTGCAGTTCCTTCCACGGTGTGGGTTGCTTCTACAGCTAATTGGCTGGTTATACGTTTTATTTTCAAACCTGCAGATGATCCAGTTGATGCATATCCTACATAAATCCTTTCTTCTTCTGCGGTTGCTGTGTTTACTTTGTCACCACAAATTGCAATACAGTCTGTTGCATTAGTTGATAATATTGTTTCAACAACTGGAAAACCTGAACCTGCAGTGCCAACTGCACCATCTGTAGTTATATAACCAACATCAATCCTGGTGGAACCTGAGTTGTTGTAGCAGAATATACCATTGCCACTTGACGCATTATCTGAATAAATTTGAACGTCATAAACTGGGTTGGTATTATTAACTACTGAAGAAATAGTTTTTGCAGCTTTAAATGCAACTGGATTATTAGTGTCAACCTGAACACTCTTGAGGAGATGTGGAGATGCAGAAGTGTCCAGGTAACACAGTGTAGGATTTGGGCCTAAACGTATGCACCTGGGATTAATTGCAGTTGCATCAATCAAAGTTGCTGCCTGGATGATTCCACCAGATACTGAATCCAAAACTGAGGCGAAAATTCCCTCTAACACGCCGGCAACAGAATATTGCTCCCAGGCAAATAACTGCAGACCGGATGCAATACAGCTATCCTGGTTTCTTGCTTCAGAAGTGTTCCTTATAATATCATCAGAATCTATTGATACACTCTGAAATCCCCCTTTGTCAATCCATCGCTCAACTGATGAAGAATAGCTGTATAACTTGGAGCCACTAAATTCAAGCAGTTCATCCTGGAAAGAAGTAATTCCCTCTCCAGAATCTAGCAGATCTGTTGTACCAGAAATTGTTTGTGACAGTGCAGTGTAGCCCAGGCGTTTTGAAATCTGGCTGCCAACAGTGTATCTGCCGTTTTTCAGGTCTGTGAGGGCTGGAGTGAGTTTGGGATCGTTTTTGGTATCCAGGCCAGCAACAACGTCAACTGGTACTAGCTGTTTTTGTAGGGGCATTACCTTCCTTCATGTCGATTAAACATTGTCTGTATCCAATGAGGCGTTGCTGGCGAGTTGCTAATTCATTAATTGTTGTTGATATTGATTCTAGTTCCTGGTCTGCTTTCTGGATCTGTTCATCTAGTAATTCTTTTGCTTTCATTTAAACCTTACGATTCTAAAACTGAGATTCTTGCCTCAAGAGCTTCAACCTTTCCCGTCATTTGCTGGAATCCTTTTAATAAAACTGGAACAAATGCCCCCATTGAGATTGTAATTGGATCAATAGAACCATCTTCAAAAACTGCATCCACTTCTCCATTTACGGCCTCTGAATAAATTGGAATCACTTCATTTGCAACCAACCCAAGTTCAACCTTTACATCTGACGATTTCCATTTAAATTCTCTAAGTTTTAATTGATTAATAATGGAATATCCATCAACAGTTGAATCTACAATATTCTCTTTTAATCTTACATCTGAAGTGTCATCAAGATAAAATACACCAGAACTATTTGTCACCAGATAACCTGTAGGCGCACCCCCCCCAGTTGTTGCAGTAAACCACTTACTGCTAAACCCGTCATTCGCTCCACATTTAACTTCAAGTCCTTTACGATTAACATCATCTCCTGCATTATAAAAAAATCCCGCATATCCATCAAGGTCTCCAGAAGCAGTTAATGGAAGTGTATTACAGAGAAGTTCTGTAAACCTACCAGATGAACGTATATTATCACCAATACCACAGGCATCAATTTCACCACCAGCAATATCAACTTTGGATATATTAACTTCTCCAGTACCTGCTGGTGTTAGATTAATATTTCCATTTGTATCTGTGGAAGTAATGTCATTTGCGTCTATTTTTAGATTATCCACCCTGAGATCAGTACAGGCAGAATTAGTTCCAATTGTTACTGCATCAATAGCCCCACCATTAATATCAAAGTTACTGCCTTCAATCTCATTAGAGCCTGCAGTTAGTTTACCACCTAACCCAATAGTTCCTGTTGTTGTAACTGCACCCAGATCTGCACAGGTTTGAGATGCAGCTGTCCAGTTTCCATCAATTGTAATTGCTGCTAAAGTACCACCATTAATATCAAAGTTACTGCCTTCAATCTCATTAGAACCTGCAGTTAGTTTACCACCTAACCCAATAGTTCCTGTTGTTGTAACTGTACCCAGATCTGCACAGGTTTGAGATGCAGCTGTCCAGTTTCCATCAATTGTAATTGCTGCTAAAGTACCACCATTAATATCCACTTTGGATATATTAACTTCCCCGCTGCCATTTGGCGTGATGTCGATGTTGCCATCTACACCGTCAACTAAGGTCAAAGTTCCTGCATTCGTGCCAGAATTTGTATCCAAGACCAAATCATGTGCGCCTGAAGAAGTTATTTTGCCACTGCCAGAATCATCACCAATAACAACCTCTCCAGTACCATCAATTCTAAATTCTATATTTCCGTTAGCACCATCCACAATACGAATTTTAGAACTTGCAGCTGATGGTCCATTTGTGTCAAGTTCCAGATTATGCGCACCTGAGGTTGTGATCTTTCCAGTTGCAGAGCCACTTCCAACAACAATCTCGCCAGTACCATTTGGAATGAATGAAATGTTTCCATTGGCAGCATCGGTGATGCTGATGGTAGATGAGTTTGTGCCACTGTTTGTGTCTAAAATCAAATCGAAAGCACCATTGGAAGTGAGCTTGCCGGTTGCACCTGCGTTGCCAATTACAACATGACCAGTTCCATGTGGCTTGAGGTTGATAGGATAGTTTGATGCAGAAGTTGCAACATTGATTGCAGATGTTGCATAGGATGTATTTGTGGTCAGGAAAGTACCATTTTCAGATGGTACATATATGGTTCCAGATGCACCACTTACGCCTGCATTGGCTGCAATTATCACATAGTCTGTATCTGCACTATTATCGTCAGAGAATTTGTACAGCAGGAGATCTGCATGAGCCATTTTGCCATAATCAACATTTGCAGAATCTGTAAAGAAATTGAATGTTTTTGATCCATCTGTGTAAGATGCACCGGCATCAGTTCCGCTCATGCCAGCAATACTACCTGCTCCAGAATTAACAGTACCAGTAATCGTCATCTGTATTGCAGTGCCAGAACCATCACGAAAGAACAAATTTCCACTGGATTGATATAAACTATAGTTCGTACTTGAAGCTGCTACTGTGCTGTTAAAAACGACATTTTTTAATTCTGTGGCACTGTTACTGTTATAATCCAGGTCTGCATTTATATTGACTGCAGCTGGAGTAATGCGGATGCCCTTGTTTGAAGAGTGATCGTGACCATCTACTGCATCAATGCTATTATTAATTGCAGTAGCCCACCCTGGACCTGCATCAATACCAACTGCCGGTTTTTCAAGTGCAGTTACATTTGTTCCGTTTGTTATTGCCATAGTACCTTTGATTTTGTCTTAGAAAAAGAATAGATCTGCGGTTACTGTTCCTCCTGCTTTCAGGATAACTGTTGTTTCTGGAAAGTCATTTACTGTTGCGCTTTCATAAATCACCTGGGCTGCATCCTGTTTCAGGATAATCCACCCCTCTGGTGCTTGATCCAAACCATGATCCACAATTGTATCTGATGTGGAAAGATCTTGATCCTGGACACGGTTGCCACTTGCAAAAGGCAGCTGCAGAAGTGGATTCAGCGCAGTTGCAATATATCCCTGGACCTGGTCAACTGCCGGTGTTCCTGTTGCAAGACTTGTAAATGAAACTCTACTCATGCAGTTGCTGTGTTCCAGAGTGAATTGTAACTACCTACGTCTACCACGGTGGTGGGTTCTCCCAAGTCCCGCATCTCTGAGACTGCAATGATACGGTCCTGGATCTGCTGTTTAATGTGCAGTAATGCACTTACATCTGCTTCCTCCTTAATGAGGGCAGAAATTGCTGTTGACACAATTACCATTTCATCCCAGGAACTGTAGAAATCGTACCTGGATTCAATCTTTCCAAATACAGTTGGATCAGAAAGAGCCGATGAATTGAGGTTTGTGGTAACAGTGGTTGCACCAACTGCAGTTACTGTCTGCAATACATTATAATCTTCTGCCAAAAAACCCACTCCATCCAGTAAATCATCTACCAGGAGTGAATGTGTACCAACCGTAAACTGGGTTGTAGATCCACGTACAATTGCAGTAGTGCTGTATTCAAAGAATTTGCGTGGTGATGGAATGTAGTAAATTGTGACAGTATCGCTGCTACTTGGTTTTGGATTGAAAACAATGGAATTTGATTGGATGTGGTAGCGCATATCTGAGGCAGTTGCATATAAACCACCCACATTGCGCTCATTGAAATTGTACCTACGCAGAGGAACCTCACTACCTGAAGTATTGAGGTCCACTCCACGAGACTTGTAGAAATCTGTTGGAAGATTGTAAGTCGAAGTACCACTGACCAGGGTAATTGTACCGGACTTTAAAAAGTAGTCTTCGCTATTAGCTGAAGTGACAATTAAGTCATACAACTCTGAATAACTTCGATTTAGCATCCTTCGCCACTCATCATTTGTGATGAATTGCTCATCCTCCATATCAGCACGCTGCTTCGATAACAGGCGCAGCTCACTTAAACTTACAATATCAGTCATTACTCTACCTTCAATAACTGTTGTATATTCCGTGAATTGCATCCAGGACAGCTTCACTATCTCCACCTTTTACTGCGGAGATTAGTTCATCTGCCATTTCATACTGTTCATCAGAATAATCCTCCATTTCTTCATCTTCGTATTCATCTTCATCTTCATCATCCATATAATCATCTGGTTCAGAGTTCCTTCTACTCTTACCCTTCCCCAAAATAATCATGGCTGCGTCTTTTCCTCCACTCATCATATTAACCTCCTTATTTGGTCATATCAGTGTTACGAAGGACTAAACAAAAGTGAATACGATTATTTGCGTTTGCTGCAATGTCAGCAGCACTGGCAGTTGTAATTACATTAATCACAACCGTTTTTGCTGATGCAACATCAATTGCGCCAAACTGGACCTTTGTATCTGCAACTGCATTCAAAGCTACGGAACACGTTGCTGATAAAATACCTGGATACTTGTCAGCCAAGGTGACTGTGAATATTCCAGTCCCTGAACGTGCCACTGTCCACCCTGCACCGGTATTATCTGCAGCAACTACTGCAGATGATCCATTGGGTTTAAATGATCCGCAAACTATTTTGACATGAGGATTTAACGCTTGCACATCAAAGAATATTTTTTCTGCCATATTGCCCCCTTTCGTTTATGGTAAGGTTACAACACAATTCCGGCCCGGGCCTGTGCATCCCAGCTGTGAGTACGAATGTACACGCACTTCTACGCCGTCATCTGCAGACTGCCTAAGTACTCGGTTGCCATCCAACTCTGTGAGTTGAACTACAGAACCAATAGACATTAAGGACCAAGTCCCTAATTCAAGC